TTCTAGGGTCGTTATAGCTACTTAATTGCAGCCGACACTGATGTTTAAAATAAGTACCACAAATAAAATTCATTTTAATATCCTTTCCCAAAATAAAGACGGGGCGTTTTGGCAGCCTTTTTTGAAGTCCTCATACCCTACTTTTTCGAACTCAAGATAAGCTCCTATTTTTGATTTGTCGCCTATAATTTCTTCCACTCCACACAAAAGAGCTTCTCCTACCATCCTGCAAAATGGCTCTCTAACGATTGGATGGTGGAAAATAGCCTTGGCTGATTGCAAAATAGTTGGAATATCATCATATTTCCTAGATCCATTAAATTTTATATTTGGATAATCTTCGAATACTCTATTAGGAGAAATCTCTCCCCATCCAAATACATCTATATTTCTATCAGGATTTTGATTAGCAAACCTAAGTAAATTATTTAGACCCTTTAAAGGATGTAAATAGCCACAATAAACAACATCATACTTTTTTTCTTCAGTAGATTTTTTGAATTTAGAGATATCTACTGGGTCATAAACTATTTCTACGTTATGAAAATAGTCACCATATAAATCTTTAAAGAATCTATAATGATAATCGCTTAAAAAAAAAGTTTTATTAGCTTTAGAAAATAATTCTAGTCTAACATCGTCATTTAAATAACTGCAAGAATCATGCTCTAACCTCGATGAATTGGGAAGTTTAAGAATAAGTGGAATTTTTTCTGGAGATATTTTGCTTATAGCTTCCAAATTAGAATTTACCACTAAGTCGTAGTGCGAAAAAAAATCAGTAATCGAAGAATTGTGATGGTGTTCTTTTATGTCGAGACCTAATTCCTTACCTTTATCGATAAGAATTTTATTGCTTACTTGAGCACCACCTTGCCTATGATGGAGTGTGAAGTCAGATATAAACAATACTTTCATGCAAACGCATGATTATATCTTATAATCCTTCTTCTTCAACAACTTCCTCTATTTCAGATAAAAATGGAAAAGAATTTAATAAGTCTTGATGATCTGCAAAATTAGCATCATCCCAACCCCATTCACTTAAAACTTCTTCGTCATCCCAAGCCACAGCATCGCTAGAAGTCATCTTACTAACTGGTTTTTTGCTCCAAAATCTGCAAGACCAGTAACGAGCTTTATGTTTAGGCCCTGGGTTTGAGTCACATTGATGACGCGCTCTGAAATTTCTGCGTCTATCAGGATCGTCTCTTTTAATTTCCATATTAGGGTCTCCGAATTTGACCATAACAGTGTTGCCTTTGGGATTTTTGACATATACCCCAAATTTCTTTTTCGAGCCAGAGGGTAATCTAAAAGGCTTATTTAAAGTTTTTTTCTCTTCTTCAGAATAGCTGATATCTTCGATATCTTGATCCATTTCATTTTCACAGATATTAGCTTTTAAAAGGTCAATTTTAGCAAGACCAAATTCGACCTCATCGAAATCCACATAAGCCTCGCCTACCTGTTCATTATAATAATCTTCACTGCCTCTAGCGATATCGCCATCAGCCGCTCGATAAGACTCTTTGACTTCTCCTCCACTTGCCATTTTAAGAAAGGCATTAACGCGAGCTATAGCCCACTGCGCTCTGCTTTTACCAGGTCTGTGGCTACTTGAAAACGCTACAGATCCTCTTCTATATACTTTTTTTATTTGATCAAGAGTGACTTTTTCAGAGCGCCTATTGTTGTGCCTCTCCACTTTACTTTCGAGGAAAGCAATAATTTTTGAAGAAAAAACAACAGGTTCTTTTTTATTTTTAGAAGACCCTAAAAATTCTTTAGCCTGATCTGAAAAATCGTATTCCATCAAGGATTTATTACACTTTTAAATATTAAAAATGAATATTTAACCCTCGCAGGAAGAGCAGCTAAGTATTGATCTCGCTAATTCTTGACTTGGGTTAGCACTCCGTTGATAATAAAAGCTTTTTACGCCCTGCTCCCACCCAAATATAAGAAGTTCACTTACTTGTTTTGGGGGGCATTTAGGCGAAATCATGACATTTAAACTTTGCCCTTGATCAATAAACCTCTGACGTTGAGCTGCTTGAATTACGATTTCTTTTTGTGGAATTTCTCCAAATGTCTTAAACACATCCTTTTCTTCTTGCGAGAGAAAATCCAAATGTTGGACAGAACCTCCTTTAAGCAAAATTGATTTCCAAGTTGTTTGAGTGTTTTTCTTTTTTTCTTCCAGAAGCTTCTCTAAATATGGATTTTTGTAAGTGAATTTACCTTTAGCAAGATCCTTGGTAAAATAATTACTGTTAAGGGGTTCAATAGACGGAGATACTTGACCCAAAATAAAAGAACTAGAAGTTGTGGGAGCTATAGCCATTGTGGTCATGTTTCTCCTCTCGTAACCATCTAAATGCTCTGGAGATCCAAATAAAACAGCAAGAGATTGTGTAGCTTGGTCACATTTTTTTCTGATTGTCTTGTGAATTTCTGTATTTAAAAACTTTGCGTCCATACTCTCAAAAGAAATCATCTGCTCTTGTAAGTATGAATGCCAACCCAAAACACCCACTCCTATTGCTCTTTGTTTTTTCGCAAAATTATGAGAAGCTTTCATAAAGGGAATGTGTTCAGTCTTCTCTATATACTCCTCCATTACCGCATCGAGAAAATAAACTAATGTTTCTATTGCGTCTGTTTTCTTAATCTCTTCCCATTTTAACAAATTGAGAGAAGATAAGCAACAAACAAATGATTCGTTCTCGTTTGCGTGAAGAAATATTTCGCTACAAAGATTAGATGATGTTATTTTCATCTTCTTATCCTTGTAAGCTTTAGGAGCATTAGCATTAGCGGTGTCTGTAAAAAATATGTATGGATATCCCGTCTCAAACCTTTTCTTTATAACAGATGCCCAGACGGATCGTTTTTTTCTATCTCCTTCGATCATCGACCTCATCCATTCGTCTGTAATACACACTCCGAATGACATTTCTTGTATAGGATTGCCTTCAGACCTAATTCTAAGAAATTCAGAAATATCAGGATGATCTATAGGAAGGTAAGCGGCGAAAGACCCTCGTCTTACATTACTTTGAGAAACAACAGATGAGACTTTATCGAAAAGCTCCATGAAATGGGCTGGCCCGCTTGAGGTTCCTCCAGCAGAAATTTCTGCCCCTCTTGATCTAAGTTCTCCAAAATATCCCGAAGTCCCCGCACCATGCTTGGTTTGCATCCCCACTTCAGCTTGTTTATCTAAAATAGAATCCATGCGGTCTTCAATAAAGACTCCATTACACGAAATAGGCAATCCTCTTTCTCTGCCAAAATTAGCCCAAATAGGACTAGATAAAGAATAAAATCCTTGAGCTAAATAATCCTCAAATTTCTCTGCAAAACCTTTTATTTTTAATGATTTTTCAGCGGCAACTGCAATATCGTGACCTCTTTTTTCAGCGGTTTCTCCTGTTTGTAAATAACCCCTTTTTAAGAAGTCCCGAGCGTCTTTGTTTAGCCATTTATATTTTTTCATTAAAAGAGGTCGTCAGCGTCAAATGTTTGAGAGTTTTTAGAATACTCAACTGGTCGTGAGTGAAAGAAATCCGTAGCATTATTGCCCATCAATTCTTCTTCGAACCACATTGTATCTTCCAATAACGAAGTGTCAACATCGAACGCTGAATGAAAGCCTATTTTTTCCAAAGAATCATTAATTCTATTTTTTATAAACTCTTTGAGAAGGTTAGCATCCAACCCTTTTTCATTAAATCCATTAATCATCCAATCGACAATTTGACTCTCTGCCACAAAAGCCGCTTTAGCTTCGCTCGCTATTCTCTCTTCCAACTCTTCATCAAAAAGCTCGGGATGTTCGCTGCGAATCGTGTTTATGATTTTGATGCCAGCCAAAGCATGAATGTTTTCTTCATTGCGAGTATATTTGACTTGCTGTCCCGTATCTTTAAGAACATTCCGATAGCGATTAAACCAGTTAATAATATAAAACTGCGAAAAGAGAGAAACATTCTCCACAAAAAGCGTGAAAAGAATGATGGAATAAACATATTGTTTTTTTGAGTCTTTGTAAAATTTATGATTATATTTGCGGAGATACTTCACTCGACCTTCGATGAAATCTAATTTCAAGTTTTCTTCGAAAATATCCTCTAATCCCAACACCTTAAGAAGCCTTTCGTAAGCGTTGTTGTGGATAACCTCTACGTTAGCCATAACATATCCAAGATCAGTCAAGCTCGGATGGGGAAGGTTATCTCCAAGCTTGCTCCAAAATTTCTTAACTGCGACCTCAATCTGACCGATTGCAGAAAGAGTTCTTACTATCATCTCCTTCTCTTTTTCATCTAAATTGACGTTAAAATCTTGAATATCGCTGCTAAAACTAAATTCTTTATCGGTCCAAAAACCGTTATGCATTGCCTCAATAAACTCCTGCGCCCAAGGGTAATGGTCGGGCTTCCTCGATACTTGTTCTTCGAAAATCATGGTTAAAGGATTTTACACTTAGCAGGGACACGAAGCAATGTCAAATGAGAATTTTAAGAAAATTTTTTTTTGTTGACAAACTAATCCCTAGACATATAATAACCGTGAAACGGGATAAACGTAATTTATACCTATTACGGTATAGATAAAGTATAACGTAATACTTAATCGTATACGTTTTATAAATATATTATAAATATAATCAGAAGTTTTTGTAAAATTCTGTGGAAAAAGGAAAACAAGATAGTAGAATGGGTTCAGTGGAAAGTGATCTGACACTCATATCCAAAATACAGGAGGATAATACCGACCAAAAAAGCCTTATAGCTTTAGTTGATCGGCACTCTGGGATATTTCACACAATGGTAAATCATTTTATGTCAAGCCCTCAATGTGTCTTAGATAAGACTCAAATTGTCGAGGATAAGGAAATCACGATTTATGATTCAGCTTTAAATTACGACCCATCTAGAAATACAAAATTCTCTACTCATTTAGCTAACCAAACTAAGTGGAAGTGTTTAAACGCCCTTAACAAAAAGAAGAAAAATAAAGAGTATTTTATCGACGATGAAAATACTTATATTGAACCAAGTTGTGATTCTTTTATCCATGACATCAACAAAGAAGAAGCTTTAGTTGTGTTTAATGAATGCCTTAAAACAGAAAAAGACGAAAGGGTTAAAAAAATAATTGACATGCGTTACGGGTCGGATAACAATAAACTCACTCCTTGGAGATATATTGCGAATAATCTTGACTTAAGCATACAAGGATGTATAAATATCCACAACAAATTTATTAACAAAGTAAAAAAAGAAGCAAATTATGTATAATTCTATTACAGCCGCAGCATATCTGGTTAAAGATCCAGAAGTAAGAACTACCAGCAATGGTAAAAAAGTTGTCAGCTTGAGAGCTGGCGTTTCAACATCAAACGCAAAAACTAAATGTTTTGTTGACATTGAATATTGGGATAAGACGGCAGAAATTGCTGAAAAATACCTTTCGAAAGGAAGAGAATTTATTGTTAATGGAGAACTTTGTATGTCGTCTTGGGAAAAAGAGGGCAAGAAGTTCAGCAAATATTTTATCAGAGTCAAAGACCTCCAGTTCTTGAGTTCTAAAAAAGCTGACAAAGCCGAAGGAGATGGAGGCAACAGCTCAAGTGATGTACAAGGTGATGATGTCCCATTTTAAATGAAATTAATTCTAGAAGCTCCTTTAAATAGTTTGAGCTTTGGTAATGTTTCTTTTAACATTATCAGAGAATTTCAAAAGCTAAACGTAGATCTGGGCATCTTTCCCGCAGGTGACCCAGATCTTTCCGCTTTTGATTTAACCGACGATTTAAAAAAGTACATTGAAGATAGTGTAAATAAAAGGTGGGATACAGTTTCAAAAGATACTCCTACTTTAAAGTTGTGGCATTTGAACGGGGCCGAGAATAAAAAAACTAAAGATCAGCACTTGATTACATTTTATGAGTGCAGCGAACCTACTAAACTAGAGGAAAAAATCGCTTCTTTACAAGATAGTATAATTTTTTCTTCTAAATACGCGCAAAACCTTTTTAAAGGTAAAGGTCTGGACAATACACATTTTATCCCTCTGGGATTTGATGAAGACTTTAAAAGAACCGAAAAAGAATATCTTAAAGATGTTGTTCATTTCGGTTTAATGGGCAAATACGAGAATAGAAAACACACCAAAAAGATTATTCAATCTTGGTTAAAGAAGTATGGCAACAATCCTAAATACCAACTTTCTTGTTGCGTTAGTAATCCATTCATTAACCCACAACAAATGCAAGGGATATGGAATGAGGTCACTCAAGGTGTTAATTACAGCAATCTAAATATAATTCCTCGTCTCGCTAAGAATTCAGAAGTTAACGAATTTTTAAATGCGATAGACATTGATTTAACAGGTCTTTCGGGAGGAGAGGGTTGGAACCTGCCAGCCTTTAATTCTACCTGTTTAGGAAAGTGGAGTATAGTCTTAAACGAAACTTCTCATAGAGATTGGGCAACAGAAGAAAATTCTATTCTGATTGAGTCTTCTGGAAATATGCCTTGTGAAGATGGTATATTTTTCACAAAACAAAATGATTTTAATAATGGTGTTTTCTACACATGGACTGAAGACCAAGCTGTTGCTGCTATGGAAAAAGCAGAATCTAAAGCGGGACAGATTAACACAGAGGGTGTCAAAATGGGGGACACTATGACTTACAAGAAAACTGCTGAAGCTATTTTATCCCTTGTTTTTAAGGAAAAATAGATTGGCATGATTAATGTTAATATATATAACTATGAACTCATTAATTAACAACTTATTAAACGATATTACTAACCAACAAAATAAACCTATCTCTTTTAACAGGCATCCAGTTAAGGATTCTGGGGATGTTTATCAAGCTGAATTTGAATTAGCTGGATTTACTAAAAAAGATGTAGATATTAAAGTTAGTGATAGTATTCTAACAATTAAAGCTGAAAATGAACAGAGAAATAAGTCATTTAAATTATTTTTATATGATTTAGTTTCAGAAGATCACATCACAGCTTCTTTAAAGAACGGACTTTTAAATATTACCCTTCCCAAAAAAGAGGTAACCGCTACAAAAAAAATAGATATTAAATAATGCCTATTTATGTTTATAAGCATCCTGAAAGAGAGGAATACCGAGAGGTATTTCAAGGGATGAATGATGAACATGTTTATTCAGAAGATGACGTTGAGTGGAGCAGGGTTTTCCTTGCTCCCAACGCATCTATTGACAACACTATCGATCCATTTAATAAACAACAATATATTGATGCCACTTACAACAAAAAAGGCACAATAGGAGATATGATGGATTTGTCTTCAGAGCTAAGTGCAAAAAGAGCTGAAAAAGCTGGCGGTCTAGATCCAGTCAAAGAGAAGTTTTATAACAATTACTCCAAAGAACGTAATGGGGCAGAACACCCTAATAGAATTAAAGAAAAAGGTTACGAAAGCAAAAACATTAAAATTGACTACGACTAGTAGGCAGTCCCGCTAACCTTTAACCCTTTTTCTTGCGTTACTTTAAAGCTGAAGTCTGCACTGTAACTCATTGTTCCGTTAACGCTCATAGAGTAATTATAAGAGTCTAGTTTTGCATCTTCGATGCGATAAATCATTTGCTTTCCACTGGCCTCTAATTTCAAATCAAATTGATAGTTTTGGTCAGAGTTTAAAACTCCTGTCATAGCCCCGCTCTCCATACCCGAAACTAAAGAGGAAACACTAAATGTTCCATTGGCGGGAAATTGACGTTTTCTATTATAAGCGTAGTCATTACCCAATCCATAAGATGAAACTCTTGGTAAACTTACGTTCATATCAACAGATTGAACTAAATGCTTACCTGATATTACTTGACCTCCTACTTGCAAATTTTGTAACGTAACATCACTATTGGCATTGTCTGGATTAACAATCGGCGGCGCTTTTTCTAATCCAGCGCTTGATAAATCCTGACCAAAAGTAAAAAGTGACCTACCTACATTATCATTGTTTCCTCCTGTTAAATTTATAGCTGGCATTTCCATTGATGTGCCAGTTAAAGGGTCAAATATTGAATTAGAGCAAATGTAAGAAGTGGATACGGTAGGGAGAGTTCCCACCGAATAACTTAGCCCATAAGAGACTGGAAAACAATTTCCAAAACCTATAGCATCGTCCCCATTTAAATTTAAAGTCGTAGAAAACTGTAGTTTACTTAAAAAAGTGTCTTGGGAGTTTTTTGTTATTAATACATAAAAATTTGTAGAATCGTTTACATCAGTAGGGTCAAAGAAATTCTTAAAAGGACCGCCGACTGGTTTACTGTCTATAAATCTGCCTTGAACTTCATTAGAAAAACTAGGTTCAGGAATATATGTAACATTTAAACTCACATCTGGCTGTTGACTAAAAGTGTCAGACGACAATTCTTGAGAACCAATTTGTTTAGATGCTTCTCTAGAGTAACCTATGGAATATTCTAAGCTTTGGGCTATTTTATGAAGCTTAAGAGATTGGTTAGCAGTCGAAAAAGCTACAGTTGCATCTTGAACCGCAACTATAGAATTATAACTTTTTATTATATTTCTAGCCATATTATGTTCCTGTTGGGATTACTCCTAGTGGATCAGGTTTCAAATTTACTGTTAAAGTATTAGAGTTAACATAGTTCCAAGTGTGAGACCAACTATCAGAATAATAAACTTTAGGTCTATTATAAACAGATGGTATTTGATGTTCAAATCTTCTATAGCCCCCTTTGCTTTCTAAGAAGTGAATCATGCTTTTGGTTTGGGCATCAGAAATATTACTAAAAGTGTAGCTAACATCAAAAGTAGAAATATTATCATTTGTTTTTAACCTTTGTATAAAAGAGTTTTTATATTCTAATTTATCAGCTTTAATATTAACACTTGTTTGGCTGCCTATATCTGGCTCAAAAAAGAATTTTTGGCTCCACATAGAAGAAGTCCCTGTGGGGCTGTTTGTTAACGTAGATGAGTGATCTCCCGTGCAATAATAAAAGTTGTCTAGTTTGTTTTGATTTATACCTGTATAAACAACATCATATTTTTTGTATGGAATAGAATAATTGTAAGCTCTGAAAGATAAATTAGGAAAAGACCCCATACCAGACCATTTTAACAGTGTCGGAGCATGATCAACATTTATGGAGGCTGCTACTTGATAATGTTGATTATTAATAAAGCTTATTCCGTAACTGTCACAAACTCCCGACATTTCTTGGTATATATTAGAACTGTCTGGTGAGAATTTAAAACTATTATTTCCTGATTGAGCTTCGAAAAATACAGCTAGTTTTTGCGCGTTAGATTCGTTTACATCATACTTTAAACCAAATTTAGCAGTCAAACTATCCACTGACATAGGAATTAAATTATAATAAAAATCATCAGTAGTATAGCTGTGGTTTTTAGCTCTAAATTCAACCGTAGATCCATAAACTGGAGTTAAACCTAAAGCAGAAAAGCTTGCTGGTATGGATATGCCAGAAATATTTTGATCCCTATTATAAAATAAACTTTCGCTCATGAGTGACCTAAATAGTTAAGAGTTAAACGAACAGCTCCATCTGAACTAGAAGTTAATTGTTCTGAAACTAATGAAGCTTTTGGTATTGTAAGATTTTGAAGAGTAGTTCCATCTCTACCTTTAACAGAAAAAGAAACAGTTTTGTTTTCTCTGGTTGAAAGAAAATCAAAGCCACTTTGCAGAAATATATCATCGACCTCTATCTGAACGCTCGCTGAATATTGTATTGGGTTGATGTGCTTTACTTCAACAGGCCCTTCAGACCCAATGCTATAGTATGGCTTTTTATTTAAAGTTAAAGAATAATCAAATCCAACGACTCTGTTTGTAGAGCTATTATCACAAGTCGCAGTTATAGATCCTTGGCTGGGTATGAATATATTAGTGTTAGTTGATCCTGTTGCATTAATCCCGCTTCTCATCTCATCATAAACAGCAAAGCTAGCGCTAACTTTTGGCACTGTCCCGACCGCGCAGTTTACTGAATATGAATTCAAATAACCGCTTGAGAATCCGTAGGAAGTATTATTATCGTAATTAAAACTTCCCTTCATAACTTTAGACTCGCCAGTAAAATCTAAAACAGGATCGTCATATATCAGAGATCTAGAAAAAGACACTGCTTGGTTAGTTGCCCCAGCTACCGCTGTAAGGCCCCTGCTTGAGCCTAGAGGGGCTAAAACACTAGATCCGTTGGTATATCCTATATCAAGACTCTCTACTCCTGAAAGCTCTCTAGCTGCTGGAGTGCCTCCATCCGCTCCCGATCCTGATATAAAAAAGTGAGCTTCGTAATTTAGCGTTGTGTCATACATTATGCTCTAGCTTGTCTTAAAGATCCTCCTAGTCTCTTCTCATCATCAATAACCTGTTTAACAACAT